GTAAATGTAGATTTCTTGGAAAAAAACGGTTCTGTTTTTGCAATTGGTATTGCGTGATTCCGCATTGCTTCTGCTCTTGCGTGGCTGACGGTTTGGTTTCGTTGGGCTACTTCTTTGTGGCCTTTACGGTTGTTGCATTGTGCGCAGCATGGTTGCAGGTTGTCTAGTTCGTGTCCGCCGCCGTTCATTATTGCGGTGATGTGGTCGACTGTGTCGGCTGGTCTGCCGCAGTAGGCGCAGTCTGGTTTGTTTGACAAGATGATTGCGCGGTTGCGTTTGTATTCTGTGCTGGCGTGTTCTTTACCCATTGCTACCGCGCCGCAACCAAGCGGCTTGCTCTCATTTGTTTTGCATCACGTTGCATGACGGGCTTGGGCTTTCTGTGTCGGTTTGTTAAGTGTATGTTATGTCTGTTCGTGATTCGAGACAAGGTGATGATGCTCTACCCATCGGGCTGCCTCAATCCGATTACCTATGCACCATCTACCCGATTATGTTTACGGGTCGCTCGAACACGTTGCATCGTCACATTCGTGTTGCTGTTTCAATGCGTGTTCGTCTAACGGCGTTACCGCCGGTCATCCAACCGCCCTGCGACAGGCTTAGGTCATGTATTTGCTGGGGTTTTACTTTCTATCAGACATCACCATCAGGACAGCGCACCACGTTGTCAATACCAGGGCAAGCCAAACCGTTCGACTCATCCTGTTATCTCTTTAATGCCGTTACGCGTAAATTCGCGTTTCAGTGCCTCATGGGCTAAATACAACTCGTCAGTTAGGCGTTGCACTTCTGTTTGCAGCCAGTCACGCTCGCGCGCTATAGCGGTCATGTGGTCATGTAAACGGTTGTAATCCTCGTCTGGGTTTTTCACTGTGTTATCCGTTTAAGTTTGAGAGTCGGTTTATTTTGTTTGCAGTGTTTTGTGCGGCCCAACGCAACCGGCTGTCAACTTCATCCTTGCCGACAAAATCGTGCATTTCGTTGACTTGTTGCAGTAAGTCGCAAATGGCTATCAGGATTTTTAGTTCGTCTGTAATTGTGCTCATTTCTTTAGCCCATCAATTACGACGGTTGCTTGGCCGCCAGTCAATGTTTCTAGAATGACATCATCGACTTGTAATAGGCGGTGGATGTATTCCAATGCTTGTGTGTCGTCCCAGCCTTTGCCGCGCACCAACGATTTTAGGAACGCTATTTGTTTTGGTGATGCACTGCCGTGACTGTCTGTTTTAGGCGTGCTGTTAATGCGGTTCACTTTGTCCATTTCTGTGACCGATGCGCGCTCGCCTGTGTGCCCGATTCGACTATTGCTTATCGCGCGCCCAATGGCAGATGTTTCACAATTTTCTAGGAACGATGTTTTGTTGACCGGACTGTTGCCAAATACTTCCTCGGCGTAACCGGTGGCAATAAGTCGGTCATCATTGTTGTAGCACTCTGCGCGCATGATGATGGTTGACCCGTCGTAATGGTGAATTGTGGTGATGATGCGGCCCTCTGGGTATTCAACCCACCATCGGACTAGGCGCTGGGCGACTGTTTCGTAGAGCGATAAATCAAAATGTGCCATTAGAAACCGCCGTCCGTTGGCAGTGGCAAAATGTCTACTGGCAACAATGACGTTGCGTCCACTCGATATACCCAGACGCCGTGCTGGTTTATTTCACGTCGGACGGCTTGTAAATGTGGTATGTCATCAGACCACATCCAACCCAAATATCGGTATGTTTCGTAATCTTTGTCAATTTTTATGAGTACCACTGGTTTGGCTGGCACGTTGTCTACATCGGCGCAGTTAATCCATAACTCATGTTTGATGTAATCGGTCACTCTGGCTTTAATTTCGTAGCCGGCAACATCGCCAATCATCTGTTTTGCTTCGCTGTAGGTGATGACCTGTGGTCGAGTCAATGCGTATTGGTCTGCAAATAGCACTTCTGCCAGCGCGCCCTGGCAATCCACTACATACGAATCTTGTTGGCTGTATGCGGTGTGTCGATTGTCGTTTGATGCGTCGTTGTTGCGTTGGCGCGCAATCATTTTGGCGTAATCTTTTTGCTCTTTAGATATTGGATACATCATCGGCTGATTTTTCCAGACGCGAGCAAACTGATACGGCATTGAATTGAACGTTCTGACCGGTTTAATTCACGGGACATAACTTTTTGACTGTTCCCGTTTTGCGACAAATACAACAATTTGACGTCATCGTCAACACTCCAACGAGTATTTGATGCAGCGGTTTTGATTTTCTTTCGTTTTACCTGTTTTTTATTTTTGGCGGCAAACTCAATTTTTATTGTTTCGCCTTCTGCAAAATGATTAAGGATTGTTGTCAATGCTGCGGCAATTATTCGCATATCGTTTTTACGAATTAAATCTGCATCATTTAACAATCGTTGCGTTAACCAATCCAATGCAAGTCGAGCCTGCTGATTTTGGTAGTCGGCTGTGTTCTTAAATGTCATGTCGGATCTACTTCATCTGTCGTTCTTGTTGCAAATAACCACGGTGCTAAATCGTAAAACGTTTTGCACGTTGGGCAACTTAACGCGGCCCAATTCAGATGGCCTACAACTTCCCATGTGCCGCAGCCAGGGCATTTAATTTCTTTTCTCATGTCGGGTTTCCTTTGGTCGGGTTTACTAAATAGACTTTATCACGTTTATGGCCGCGCGAATGACACTGGCATTAAAACGGTTTTGCTCGCCACCAATGGTCATGTGTGCGTCATACATCATTGTCAATTCGTCTAACAGGATTTCGTGGTTGTCAAGCCGGTCTATTGGCCGCGCTGGCTTGATGATGTCGTCAACGAATTGCTTAAACACTTTGTTGTATTTGTCAGAATAGTTTTCGGGATACATTGTGTCTCTTGTTTCTTGGCTAATGCCAGTATCGGGATATGGACTTTCACTCACGGCGCCGATGTTACACGCGGGATGTTCCAGGGTTGAAAACCGCTGTTTAACCATATTTGATATGCGGCCTTTGTCGACACAAGCGGGTCAAACAAATCGTCACATGTTTGTAATATACGTTTTGCTTGTAACCAGCCGTTTGGCCAATACTTATTTGGTAAACACCAAAAACCATTAATTTGGTAAATTCCGTATGAGCCGGTCATAACGTCATTTGGGTTGTATGCGCCACTTGTGCAATTTGATTCGCGTCTCATTATTTTCATAATGGTTGGGGTCTGCTCGACTACAAATCCGTTTGCCATTGCCAGCGACAAATACTGCCAGCACGCGGATTTGTCGGGGGGAATAGTCGTAGTCGGTGGTGCTGGAATTGTGGTCATTTGAGCCATTGGCACACGGTCTGGCACTGGCTGTAAAGGGTCACTAGACGCGCTAGGAATGCTGTAGGCGAGAAATACGGTGGTTAAGCCTGCTAGGGCCCACATGACCGATTTATTGAATATATCTAAAATCATTGTTTCTCCAGTTGGTAGGGGATGCCCCAAGAATCGCCGATGACGTTCCGGAACGCAATTTGACTGTGTAAAACTTTGCCGCTTTCAGGGTCACGGAATATCTGCACCATGACTTGCTGTTCGGTGGACAGATTGCACTTAAAAACTTCGTAGTGGTATGTCTTGGCATCTGGCATCTTGCGTCTCCAATCGTCGGTAATACGACCATAGAGCATCACTGTGGCAGTTCGGTGAATACCCTCTGAAACGCTTGTTTCACTTGGTTTGGCGCATCGGCCATCTGTGGGTTTATCTCAATATGTAGCCAGTCGCCGCCAGGGCTGCCAAAAATTGTTGGCTTGCTGTACGACGTCCAGCGCTGGCGAGTGCACTGCCAGCCACGCCCAAATGCTTTGGGAAAATAGTCAAGCACACATTCAACGCCTAACGCATTGGCGTTGGCTAACACAATGTTTATGAACGCAATAGTGGCTTTACGGTTTGCGTCTGGATGTTTCTCTGACGGTCTGTACGACAAGTCAACTGCTCGACCCGTTGCGTGCACGCTCAATTGGTCATCATGGCCATGTTGCTGTCGGATGCCCCAACTGCCATTATTCCAAAACGCGCCGTTGCCATATTTAATTGCTTGCCTAATCCATTCATCCATGCCGGCACGCGGCCCTGTAGATGCACCGTCACTGTTGCCCGTGTACGGCTTGCTGTTTATAATTTTAGGGTTGGCTGGCAGTATTGCCATCGGCAGGCTTTCGTTTTAGGCCGTTTGCGGCCACTAGGCCAGACAACGTGCCGGTCATAAATACTGTAAGTGTTGACAGTAAGTCTATAAATTGTGCGTCATTTGGTGATTGCTCTAAAGGCTGCGTCACAAATAGTAAGCCGTAAACAAACCCAATGACAGTGATTGCAAATGTGACTGCAATGGTGCAACCAACAAACACAATCATGCGTGCGTGTAAGTGCTCAATCTCTGCTTTGTCCTTAGCCATTAGACACCCTTTCGCATTGTGCAATAGTTGAGCAGCGTGTGAGCGCGCTGTTTTTTACTTTAATTGGTGCGTTGGTGCGTGTTGTTTCGCACGCGGTCAGGACAAGTGCGAGCATGACGCTAGCCAAGTAGCAGCGCGGCTTCATCGGCTGTAATTCCCAACCGGTCGAGCACGGCTTGTTTGGCGGCGGCTTTGTCGTTTGCTAATTCTTTGGCTTTTTTTTGCACTGCGTCTAATTCTTTATCTGTCAAGTCTTTTTTGTTATCACTTGTACCAACCCAAATAGTTCCGTCTGGCTCAACGCTAATTGGTTCTTGATGACCTAATGCGATTGCAGCAGCAAGTAGTAAAATTATGTTCATGGTGCAATCACAATAATAGAGCGGTTTGCAAATGTGCCGGTGCCAGATGATGTTTTATATTTGCTTGTAAACGTGTTAGAGCCTGCAGTTAACGTGACTGGGTAAACGGCGCTGTTTGACCACTCTTGACCGCCTGTTTTCATGCCCAACAAACTTACTGATGTTGAGTCTCCAGCCGCAATAGTTGTTGCGCCCGATACACCAAAACTCATGTAAGTTGCTGCGCCAGATGTTGCGTTGTAACTATAAGTAGTAACAATTACAAACGCTGTTGTGCCAGTTGTAAGAGTTACGGCAGGGCCAGACGTAGCCAAATCTGTGTAACTTGTGCTGGTAGTTGTTTGTGTTGTTGCCACTGTCGCACCGCTTATTTGTGCGCCAACACCAGCCCACGCTGAGCCATCGTAATACTGCAACGCGTTGGTGCTTTCCAAATAGCAAAATTGACCTTCTGCTAATGCTTTGTTAGACCCTCCAAACGCGGCATCTCTCGTCACTGTGGTTGAAAACACTGGTATGCCAGTGGCCGCGCTTATATTTTGTGTGGCCGCAGTCAGGATGGTATTAGCCACGAACAACGGGACAGTGGTTTGCGCGTTTGCTCCCATAATTAAACTTTAGCCTAGCCGAGCGCGTTCGTCGTGGACATCAAGCCAAACGTTTCGTCGTCCAGTATGAACTGGTTGAGCACGATTGTGGCTGATGTCCATAACGTCATTCGATGTCCAGATGCCATGTCAATATTGTGGTCAATGCCTTCCACCGATAGCGACTGTTGCACGGATAGCGGCGTACCGCTGGTAAATGTTTTGGTAATTTCTACGGTTTGCCCAATTTCTATAGGCGCTAACGCAGTTTTTTGGGCGTCGGTCAAACTGGCAAACGTGGTCGACACCGATGTGAAACGGGGTTTTGGGTTTGGGTAAAGCAAGTAACTTGCCAGTGTGGCCGCTTGCGCGTTGGTAGATAGCAGGCTGTCGGTGATGGCTTGGGTCTGCGTAAAGTACTGGCTAATGGATGTGGCGTCACTGGCGTTCTGTAGCACACCGCCAGACTCAATAGTGATGTTGGCATTATTAATAACACTCTGTTGGTCAAACTCAACAAAAATTGCGTCATACGGTGTAGCGGTGTTTGTGTCATCAAACGTCACTGTGGGCGCTGCAAGTGTCGTCCCGATACGTTCTTGCGCGGTCAACACGTTTGCTCGACTACAAAAAATACGGCCCTGTTCGGCCTGTTGAATGCGGTTTAAATAGGCGTTCACGTTTGTGCCGGACGGGATGGTGTACGCGCCCAGCGTCGCTGTAGGGCTTGCGGTAAGCGATGTTGACCCTGTGAACGCTGCAGCGCTTAAAACGGCTGTAATGCGCGCTGACGACGTCTGGGAACTGGTAGCCGTAGATGGCAACGAGCCCTGCGATAACACGTAAGTGTTGTCTGCAGCAAAAATATTGTACGACGTCAAACCGTCCAGGCTGTACGTCTGATTGTATGTGGTGACTACGCCAGTAAACAAGTATTCGCCGTTGCGGCTTAGTCGAATTGGGCGCAATGGGGCTAGTCCAGGCTGTTCGGTCAATGTGTTGTAATACGGGCTGGCTGTATTTAACGGGTCATAATCTCTGTTGGTTTTGGGCACGCTAATAGAAACGGACATTGTGCCAGGCCCAAATACATCTAACGGTTTGTGACGGCCACGACTTATACGCATATTTTGTACTACTGGCGTAATGTCCACAAAATCTATGCCGTTGCCGTCAAGCACGTCTGGCCCGTTTAATACGGATTCATCTAAATAGAATGCTTCGCCGTCGTAACCGCTAGACAATTCCAGCAAATATGTGCCGCCCGTAATGCAAGTAGTGGCAGTCATTATTGAATCGCTAAATTAAGTGGCCCGTAAACTTGTGTGTATTGCGTGAGCGCGTCCAGCACGGATTGACCAATGTCTACAGCCGATGAGATACCGCCAGACACATTGATGGTGACATCTGGACGGTTTGCAATGCGTTCTTGAATACCGCCGACATAGCCGATAGGGCCGTTAATCGGCGCGAATGATGGCCCTTGACTAGTCGAGCCACCGCCACCGCCTCCGATGGCTGGGATTAACTCTGGCATTGCTGGAATAGAAACGCCTGGCATTGTGCCACCGCTTTTCGGTGGGTTTGGTGGCGCAAAAATACCGCTACCAGACGGCGTGTTTAGTGTGCCAGACCCAAAATTCGGTACGGGTATGCGCGGCATGTTCATCATTGGCACTTGGTCAATGTCCTTAAACGGGCTCAACAAATTAAGTGCATAAATAGCAGAATTGACCATCGTGTTAATTGCGTTGACTACTAACTCAACTGCACCAATTACACCGTTACCAATGACGGCTACCGTTGCGGCAATCATCAATGCAAAATCCTTAAACGGTTGAATAGTTTGTTTTATGGCTTGTGGGCCTTCTCTAAACAATTCGTAAAACGCGCCCAATGTAACTGCCACGATGGCAACCGCAGCGCCTAACGCGGCCGCTGACGCTTGAACTGTGGTAAACGAGCCAGCCAAAACCACGTTTGCAATTTTTACTAGCGTTGTAGTTGCCGCATATATTTTCATTCCCACGTTAAGTAACACAATCGTTGTAGCGACACTGCCAACAATGCCAGCCAAAATCAAAAACACTTGCGTGTTATTTTGTGCAAACTCTGCCATTTGTTGTAGCACTGGCAACAATCTTTCAATAATTGGTAACAATGCCGCGCCGATTGACTCTTTAGTCTCATTTAAGCGTTGTTGCAAAATAGCAAAACCGCCTGCCGCCGTATCCGCAGCCGCTTGCCCTGCACCGCCAAACGTGCCGGTCAACGCCTTCATGATTTCATCGGCTGTACTCGATGAGTCAATGACACCCTTTAGCGATGGGTCTAACTTAAAGAGTGCAGTGGTTTGACCAGCAAGCGCTTTTGACACTGCAGTGGACGCGGTTTCCAAATCAATGTTTTTGGCTACAGACAAGTCAATGACGTTGGCCATTGCTTTTTGTGATAATTCAAGCGAGCCAGTAGCGCGCACCAAATTGGCTAATGCAGGGCGTAACTGGTCATCCGCAACGCCGTATTGCATTTGCATTTTGGTAATGAGCGTTTCAGTGGATTTGATTTGGCTATTAGTGGCGCCCGTAGTCGTTTTTAATTGTTGAGCAAGTAACGTCTGGGATTTCTCATCCTCAATAGCGGCCTTAGTGGCTAAACCCAATCCTGCAGCCAATCCAGCCACCGCTGCGAGCGCCGGCACAAACGCTTTTTTTAATGCAAACGCACTTTTGGCGCCAGCGCCTTCCAACTGTTGAAATTGCTTTATGGCTTTATCAACGCCTTTACCATCAAACTCTGAAACAATCGGTAATAGGACGGATGCCATTTAACTACATTACAATCTTGGGTCGCTAATAACGCGGTTCACTAATTCTCTGACTTGGTCAACTACTTTGTCTCCTGCAGCCTGCCAGGCTGGCCATAGCACTCTGGACGCGGGCCCGTGTTTTGCGTTCATGTTGTTTGCAAATCGTTTGCCTGCATCGGTTTTTGGTGTTTTGCGTCCAGTCATATCAAACAGCACTGCGGTTGGGCCTTTGTAACGTGCATAGAACGTGCCTAAGTTTTGTTGGAATCCTGCAAACTCACGCACTTTTTTACCGCTAACACTGGCGGTCACTGTGTCGTCTGCGCCACTCCAGGGCAATATTTGGTATCCGCTTTTGGTAGTCCATTTTCTGTCCATGCCACTTAATGGCGCGCCAAACGGCAAACGGCTTTGTGCTTCCTCGACTACTGGTTGCATCACTTCTCTAAAATCTTTGGTGATTTGCATACGCAGTTTTTTGTCTATGCGATTTAGTTTCGCTAACGCGTCTTTGATGCCGACTACTTCCATTGTCACATTGATAGTCATGAGTTACCCTTCGGCGCGCTTATTTAATATCGTAATCACTGTGTTTAAGTCGCGCATGTCAAACGGTACATTGGCGGGCCACCAACCAACTTGACTTAACAGTGTCGCTAACTGGTAGCGGATGTGGCCCTGTCCGTAGGGTTTGGGTTGGTCTCGTCAATCGCTTCAATGTCAACGTCTGGATGTTGTTTGAGCCAATCTTGCCATGTGGTTGGCACGGGGTCTCCAGCAATTTTGCACAATGCATGAGCCCAGCACGCCAAATCGGATACACCGACGCCGCGCCCGTCGGACAGTTTGCGTGACTCTGTGCGTTCCCATTCTGCGAGAATAAACAAATTGGTGTACATAAAACGGTCGCCTTGACCGTCTTGTAAATTGATGCGTAACTTTAATTTCATGTTGCCTCTTTCGTGTCGGGCCGTTGCCGGCAAGAAATTATGCGGTTGCTACCGAGTACACACCGCCCTGGAACGTGATGCCACCCATGACATCGAGCGCGCCCAGCGACGAAACCACGACTGGCAATGTCGACATATAGGCCCCCGTCAGCGTGTGTAGGGGATTCGTCGCACTCGTCGCTGCGTCTTTTGCTTTTACGGTGACGGTCACGGCAGTGCCCACCAAAGTTTTTAATGTCGCATAACTGGAACTTGCGGCAGTGGAATTGTATAGGTCGACTACTAATGACGAGTTTTCCAACCCCCCCACGAACGTGCGGGCCGTATTTGACATGTTGGTCGATTCCAAACTTTCAATGACTCGCGTTAAGTTGGCGCTGGAACATTGACCAGTCAAATCGACTGCGTTAATTGTGACAACGGCGTTAGACAGATATGTGGATGTCGCAGTACTGGCCATGTGGGTTTCTCCTCGTTTAGTTCTGGTTAAGTTTTATCAGATAAATGGTGGTATGTGGGGGATATTAGACCGCTTGCGCCTGAACGTTCATAGACAAGTCGTAGCACGGGTACATTGCGCCACCTATTTCGAGTGAGCCTGGCGCGCCTGAAACGGTAGCAATTTTGGATGCCACGACTTTAGAAACAATGCTCAAAATCTCCCGTAGCACTGGCAAGCCGGCAGGCCCAGACCCGATAACTTTTAACGGAAATGTCATGGTCAGAATGTTGCCGTTGCCACCAAACACAGTAAAACTTGGTGCAAGTAGGAACACGCAGTTAGGAACAATTTTGGTTGGGTCAGTCACGCAACGGATACCAGACACCGCCGCCAATGTGACCGCTATGTCGTCAATGGTTTCGTTAAGAAAATCCTCGTAGGCCATTAGGCCGCCGCTGGTCTAGGGATGCCTAACAACTGTTTAACTATCGGTGTTAATGATTGCTGGGTTGGTGTGCCCATTGTGTCAAATGATGCAAACGCGGTTTCTATTGACCCTCGACTACGCCATAGCGCTGCGGCATACATCAATGTTCCTAATGTGACATCTCCGCCTGGCGACGTTGTCAACGAATCAAAATATGATGACTCTTGTCGTCGGCGATAACAAAACAAATTGCCAGCGGAAACGGCTTGTGTTGCGAGCGTGTAATCATCTGACGGATTTGTGATGGTCACGCCCAAAAATGTGACTAAATCACTGACGCTAATCCATGTGCATGTTTGCGTGTAGGCAACTGTTCCGGCATAAGTGACGACGTAGTCGACATTGCTACCAGTAGCGGCGTAAATGATTTGGTTTGGGCGCGGCACTTCCACGTCGTACTCGAATGCGCCAGAATTTGAGTCAACACCAATGAACGCATATTGCGGTAATGCCAGCACCGTAAATGTTCCGTTGAACGGCGCACCGATGCTGGCAACCGTAATGCTCTGACCAACTGCTATGTCAGTTGGTTCTAACGTGCTGATGCACGCGTAGTTAGAGATTAATTGTTTTGTTGCGGTGTTGTAAGTGGTCATAGCGGATGGCCGCTTACCTGACTAAGCCTGGGTGATTTTCTGAATCATGCTGGCGTTGGCCTTGAATGTGCAGAAATATCCGTGTGTGGATACTGCACGAGTCAACGTGGTTGGTGCATCGACTGACAAAATGCCCTTCCAGTCCTCGTAAATTTCAAAACCAATGTCCTTCATGATGACCATCGTTTTTGCAGCGAAGTTGTTGTCAACAACAAGTTTCAACCCAAGTGGGCCCTGGTCGTTGCGTCCATCGCTTGATGCTGATGTTGCATTGCCAACGCCGATTGCGTTGTTGCCTTGCAAGCCGCCGCCCAAGTTTGCAAACAATGGTCGTCCAGTTGTGTCGGCAAGTTGCATAAGCAACGAATATGTTGCTGGGTCAACAAACATGTGTGTTGGCAACATGTTGGTTGCAGCAAGCGTGACGATTGCAGCATCATAAATTGACTTGTACAAGTCGGCAACAGTCAAATCCCACACACCGGCTGATGTTGCAGCGGTAAGCAAGTTGTCTGCGGCTTCGTTGTCAGTTCCAACCATGTAGCCACCAATCAAATCGTTAATGACAATTTGTAGTGCTGCGGGGTCGGTAAAGTCCAATGTCTGGTAACTGATATTCGCACTATTTGCGAAAGTCTTTTTTGTAACCGTATTGTTCGCAATCACGCCAGTGGCCGTTGCAACTGCACTGCCTTCGGTTTGTGCTGTTGCTGTTGCTTGGTGGGTTGTGATTGTTGGACGGTTAAATGTTGACGATGGTGTTTGTGGCATCGCCCTTGCGCCGAGTGCAGCCACGACAGGACGCATGAAGTTAATGTCCTGAAAAACTGGGCCCATCGTTACTTGGGTCAACAAACCAGGAACGCTGGTCAGAAATTCATCGCCTGCAGCGGCTTGCAACGGTGATTTGTGGTATGCGGTGTAATCGGCAAAAACTTTTTGCGCGTTAACCCAATCGTCGCCGCCCTTGTGGAATGCGGCCATGTATTCCCAACTGTTTGGGATGCGTGGTTCGCGTTTTGCTGCAGCAAATACTGGTGCAGTTGCGGTGATTACTTCTGGTGTTTCGATGATGGTCACTGGTGTCTCCTCTATGGGTTCTGGTTCAACATTACTCACTTCTGGTTCATCTTGTGGGATACTCGCAGCAATATCTGTGATGACACTGCCCTCAAACGCCGGTTGGCTGACAAAACTCAGTTCCTGCCACACGGCACTTTCAATAACCATGACACCGTTTTCGTCGTGCCATTTTGTGGGGTTTACACCGACGCTCACGGAATCGATAGTGCCGTCCTGGGCTAAAATCATTAATTCATCGCCCAGACGTGTTGCAGAAATTTTGGCCACAAACATCATGGCCGTGCCAACATCCTGACGTTCCGTGACTTGACCCAAAATTTGGGATGAATCATGCTGCATGTAAAGTTTTGGGTTTTTGCCCTCGGCGCTTAATGAGCCTGGCATAAACATCACTTTAGTGCCATCTGAAACGGTTGCCGTTTTGCCATATTCGACTGCCACACCGCTGATTTGGCGGCGGGGGGCGTCGCCGGCTGCGGCGTCAATGCTGAACGTGTTTTCGCTGGTCAATCTAATCATGATGGTGACGCTACTCCGTTTGGTGTTCTAGTTGGTGACATGTCGGTTTCTGTTCTCATCTGCTCATAGTCGCCCATCAAATATCCTTCATAATCAAATTCAACGTATGTTCCGTTTGGTAGCACATTGTTTTGGCTCAATGTGGCGCTGATGCAATCGGCGTAAGCGCGTGCGCCGAACGTCCACAAGTCGGCCCTGGCGCCTTGGTTGGAAATATATGCCATTGAGCCCTGTGAAAATCCAACAAGATATAACGGCACGTTGCAAATTCGGGCCATTTCTTTTCCTTGAAAATCTGCCGAATCAATTAACAACATTTTGTCTGGGCTAGTAGCCGTTTCGGTGTACGTCAAATATTCGTTTAACGCTGCAGTTTGATTAGTTGACCGAGCCGAATTGAACGCCGATGCCAAATCGGCTAATTCCTGACCCGATAACGGTTCACCGCCAGTTTGTTTTAATACGCCGGCTGGAATGGCGCTTGATGCGTTGCGATAGCGGGCCGCTTCCAGTTTGAGCGCTGTTTGTACCGATTGTTTTGACATTGTAGTTATGCCCTGAATAGGCGACAAAAATTGCACCACGTTATTTGGGTCTAGTTGTGTGCCGTTGAAATAGATTTCTTTTGATGGCCCGTACCAGATAGGGCCGTCCATGTCGGTGGTGTTTATTGATCCCTGTGGTAGCCACTTAAACGCTGACGGAAAACCGTCTGCTGTTCGCTCGGTGATGTACCACATCGCTCGACCAGTAAAAAATAAGTCATCAAATGTAAACGCCAGAATAAATTGGTTGGTGACTTCTTTGGAAATTCTGCGTAACCATGTGCGCGGCGCCATCGGAATTTTTTCCATTTTTTCGCCGTTCCACATTTCGCTATACATCTGCAATGGCATGCACGCAATAACTGATGCGATTAAGTCTCTTGCACGGCTCACCGTTGGCACTGACATTGCCGCATTACGGGCGTTGGATTCGGTGTAATTGTAAAACTGGTTTAACGAGTTGCTGACAGACCCACCAAACGCCGCAGCGCCTTTACTTACTGGCGTACTGATAGCGGCTTTTGTTACTTTGTTAAATAGAGCCATAGCACAAGTGTGCCACATAAATGCGGTTTATTGGTGGCATCGAGCCGGTATGCGATGCGGTATCCCGACGATAAGCAAGCCATCGGCCCGATGCCGAGATGAGCCTAGTGGCTACACGACTACGAGCATTGGTTTACCAGATGACGTTGGGCGACTGGTTAACGCAGCGGCCCAGACCATGCAGCGCGCTAACTCAATAGGGCCTGGCGAGCGTTGGCTGGATAATGCAATGCTGTTTTGTGAGCGAACAGCAACGGCGCGTGCAACGTGTTCGGCTAATTGTGTAGACCCGTCGTGCCATAACAGTTTTTCGTTTATCATGTTTCTGACTGATGGCGTAAATTTCAATATTTCGCCGTAGCCCACAATGATGCGCCGACGCTCTAGGGATGTTGGCCAGTGGTTGTCAACAGTTGGTGTGATAGCAAATTTGATTGCAGGGTTGGCACATAGGCGCTCGACGTGGCTTAACATTTCGCTAAATGTGTCTGCGACAAATTCAACTGTGGCGATTGTGCGGCGGTCTGGTAGGGCTACACATCTGACGGCAAAATAGCGTGTGTCGTCCAGACTGGTTTCTATGGCTACTGTGCCACCGTCTGGCACGGGGCCGTCATAGAGCAACGCTGGCCATTGCCCTGGCTGTATCCACGATTTGTCGCTGGCAACCCACAAATTACAACCAGCCCGTAACCAATTTGCGCGGTCAGGGTTTTCGGATTCGGCTTGCAACGTTTTTAGCGTAAGCGTGATGCCCAACGCAGGGTTTCCGTATGCCCATGCGGCTGGGGTCATCGGATTCAGTTCTGGCGGTGGTGACCATTCCGCAAAATAAAACGATGCGTTACGGCCTGTGTCAATGGCGCGTAGTCCCTGTTCTCGCCAGCGCAACATGGCGGTGGACGCTTCCGTGCCGGCTGTAGACCACATTGACAACAGCGGTGAAACTTGTGCACGTTGAGCCGGCAACAAACCGCCGTCAATTACTTCGCGCCCAATGTCCCACATTTCGTCTGCCACGACCAATGACGGTGACGTGCCGTGACCAACAGAATTGTTTGCAGCGCGCACAAGCCAAGTTGACCCGTCCGGCATTGTCACTCGATTACGGCCATACGATTTCATCAATGTGGCATTAAAACGGGATTCCAATATTGGCGCCAATTCGTCAAACAGCATTACGGCCAAATCCAGCCGGTGAGCCGTAGATAGCACGGTTTGTTTCTTTCCCCGTACTTTAGGCATCTCGGTAAGCCACCATCCAACCAATGCCATGAGAGCAGTTGTTTTTCCACACTGGCGCGCAGTCGATACCAGGCTGACACGATTCAACAAATGGAAATCGGCGTCATACAACAGTTGACCGTCCAGCGCGGTGTACTGCCACTCCATTAACTCAACGCCTAGATACTCTCTAGCCCATTCCCTAACTTGCGGCGCGAATGACCCTGCGTGTTCTGGTCTCGATGTTTCCAATCGGGGTTGCGCGTGCCCAATCAATGCCAGTGCCGGCTGGTTAGGGCCAGTTGGGATAGACAACAC